CAATACACACTACGACTATTGGTAATTTAGGCGATGTTACTAAGGTTGATGAAAACACGTTCCCACAATGTGATTTTTTAACCTATTCATTTCCCTGTCAAGATATCTCAATTTCAGGAATACAAAAAGGAATTCAAAAAGGTACTAGAAGTGGATTATTATATGAAGTTGAAAGAATTCTAAGTAAAAACCAACCAAAGTTCCTTTTGATGGAGAATGTAAAAAATTTAATTTCTAAAAACCACATTAAAAATTTTGAAGACCATATAACTTATCTAAATTCAATAGGGTATGGATGTTCTTGGTTGATGTTAAATGGTGCTGATTATGGGTGTCCACAGAACAGAGAAAGAGTTTTTATGATGTCAGTTTTTGGTGAAACTAATGAAGAAGTTGAAATCAAAATGAGAAGAGTTTTAGAAAACAAAAAAACTCATATACCTATGAAGGATTTTGTGGAGACTGAAAACGTCGATGAATCCCTATTCATTGATTGTGAATATGAGATTAATGAACCAAAAAAACAATCTACTTGTAGGTTAATCGCTAGACGAAATGATGTAAAATATGACCAAGCTAGACGTATCTACTCTATTGATGGTTGTTCACCTTGTTTAACTACCAGTGGTTCACCACAAATTATGACTAGAGATGGTAGAGTAAGAAATATTACAGCACGTGAAGGTTACCGATTTATGGGTGTAAGGGAAGAGGATATTGAAAAATTATTATCAACAAGTATTAGTACTAAAAATCACGTAGCACTTGCAGGTAATTCAATATGTGTTCCGGTTATGGAAGAAATCTTCAAACAATTCTTTCAAGAGTATATGGTTACAAACAACTAAAAAACTTAAAAGTGAAAAAAACTTTATTAATAGATGGTAACAACCTCTTCAAAATCGGATTTCATGGTGTTAAAGACTACTTCAATAATGGTGAACACATTGGTGCAGTATATCACTTTTTAAACACTATCAGGAGGTTTGTAGATGAACAAAATTTTGATAAAGTAATTGTATTTTGGGATGGAGAAGACTCTAGGGGACTTAGAGAAACTATCTATCCCAAATATAAACAAAATCGTAAATTTGAAATGGAGGATGGGATTCATGAATCCTATTTAAAACAACGTAATCGTATTAAACAATATCTTGAAGAAATTTACGTAAGACAAATTGAAATTCCTGGTAGAGAAGCTGACGATTTAATTGCTTATTATTGTCAAATTTCTGAAAATGAAAACAAACTGATATTTTCGGCAGATAGAGACCTAACTCAATTGATTTCTGAGAAAGTATCACAATATCTCCCAAATCTTAAAGTCACCTACAAAAATGGTGATAAAATTAAATTTGATGATTTTGAGTTTCCACACTATAATGTGTTAACTTTGAAGATATTAATTGGTGATAAATCAGATAATATTGAAGGGATATACCTTTTGGGTGAAAAAACTCTAGTAAAATTTTTTCCTGAGATACTTGATAAACCAGTTTCTTTTGACGATATTTTGAAAAAGGGTGAGGAACTCTTAAAAGAACAAAAAGATAGTCAAACTTTAAAAAATTTACTAACAGGTAAAACAAAGTCAGGAATATACGAACAAGAATACTTTGAAATTAATCGACAAATTGTGGATTTATCAGAACCACTATTAAATGATGAAGACAAAGAACAAGTCAAAAGTTTATATGAAGAAAGATTGGATATTGAGGGTCGGAGTTATAAAAACTTAATCAAATTTATGGTCGAAGATGGACTATTCAAGTATCTCCCAAAAGGAGATAACGGATGGACATATTTTATCCAACCTTTTATGAAACTAACGAGAAAAGAAAAAAACAAACCAAAAAATAGATAAAAAATGAATCAAAATGAAATGACAAAAATGGAGTTTTTGTTAACTCTAAACGACAACATCGTTGTACAAAGATTTTACAACGTAAGAGGGTATAATCCTAAAGCTAAAAATTCTATGGAGCTTTATTATGAACTTTTGGACTTTTCAGAGTTATTACAAAGACATTTAAAAATGCGGTCTATCGACTATCTTCTAGAGAACGACTACCAAATTATGGAAGACCCACAAATGTTGGAAACGTCTTATACAGATGGTCCGGAAAACTTTAATATGTTCATCAAAATTGACGGAGAATTGGTATGTCATCGTCAGTTCGACGCTAAACCATACCCACCAAAAGTTAGATACACTGTTGACGTACGTATCTTCTTAAAAGAATTGTTACGTAATTTGACCGACGTTTTCTCAACTAAAAATTTAACTTTAGATTATATGGGTGTTCGCTTGGCTCGTTAATATTTATCAAAAAACCAACAGACACTTATGAGTACAGACAAAAATTTCGAGTATTTAGGACAAACATTTCAGTTACAATTACTGAATCAAATCATCACAGATAAAGACTTTGCACATTCAATTGTGGAGGTTGTTGAAAATAGTTATTTTGAAAATAAATACTACAAGATTATCATTCAGATGATTAAAGAGTATTATTCAAAATACGAGGCTAGTCCTAATTTTGAAACTCTGTCTCAAATTGCAAAAAGTGAAATTTCACAAGAATTGGCAAGAAAAATAGTACTTGACACTATTGGGGAAATTAAAATTGCCCCTGACGAAGGTAAAACATTTGTCCAAGAAAAGGCATTAAAATTCTGTAAACAACAAGAGTTACAGAAAGTAATGAGTAAGGCTCAAAAAATCATTGATTCGGGTGAATTCGAAAATTATGACCAACTTGAAGAAATGGTTAGAGATGCTTTACAAGTGGGTGAAGTTGATAGGGGGACTGGAGATGTCTTTGAAAATCTTGATGACGTATTATCGGACGATTACAGACACCCAATCCCAATGGGAATACCAGGAATCGACAACTTACTTAAAGGGGGATTGGCAAAGGGTGAAATTGGTGTAATTTTAGCCCCAACAGGGGTAGGTAAAACCACCGTTACATCCAAAATTGCTAACCACGCTTTTAATATGGGATTTAACGTTCTTCAGATATTTTTTGAGGATAACCCAAAAATTATCCAAAGGAAACATTTCACTATGTGGACAGGAATTGCTCCTGACAAATTGGGTGAACACAAAGAAGAAGTTTTGGAAAAGGTGAAGGAAATTAAGGATAAGATGAAAAATAAACTTATCCTTAAAAAACTTCCTTCAGATACTCTAACTATGAATCAGATTAAAAATCAATTAAGAAAGATGATTGCTGATGGTATTAACCTTGATGTTATTATTTTGGATTATATTGATTGTGTTACACCTGAAAAATCTTTAGAGGACGAATGGAAATCTGAAGGTTCTGTAATGAGAGCATTTGAAGCCATGTGTCATGAATTACATATTGCTGGTTGGACTGCAACCCAAGGTAATAGAAGTTCAATCTCATCTGAGGTTGTTACTACTGACCAAATGGGGGGTTCTATTAAGAAAGCTCAAGTTGGTCACGTTATTATTACAATTGCTAAATCTTTACAACAAAAAGAATTAAATTTGGCAACAATTGCAATTACAAAATCACGTATTGGTAAAGACGGAATTGTATTTGAAAATTGTAAATTTAATAATGAGTTGATGGAAATTGACACTGAAAGTTCTGTTACTTTCTTAGGATTGGAAGAGAACAGAGAGCAACAGAAAAAAGACAGAATTAAAGAGGTTATGGAGAAAAGAAAACAACAACAAGTATAATTATTAAAACAGATTAAATTACATTTTATGGAAAAAATATTAAAAGAAAACCCAAACCGATTTGTGATATTTCCTATCCAATATAACGACATATGGGAATATTATAAAATGCATCAAGCGGCATTTTGGACGGCTGAAGAAGTTGATTTATCAAACGACATTAGAGACTGGGAGAATTTATCGGAAAATGAACAATATTTTATTAAAAATGTATTGTCATTCTTTGCCGCTTCTGACGGAATTGTTAATGAAAATTTAGCGGAAAATTTTTATAGAGAAGTTCAATATCCAGAGGCTAAATTTTTCTACGGAATGCAACTTGCAATGGAAAATATCCACTCATTGATGTATTCATTATTGATTGATACCTATATCTCAAATGAGGAAGAAAAGAACAAATGTTTCACGGCATTAGATAATCTACCAGCAGTTCAAAAGAAGGCTAAATGGGCTTTAGATTGGATTGAAAACGCGTCCTTCCAAGAAAGACTTGTTGCATTTGCAGCAGTTGAAGGTATTTTCTTTTCAGGGTCGTTTTGTTCAATCTTTTGGTTAAAGTCTCGTGGAATCATGCAAGGTTTGTGTAATGCAAACTCTTTGATTTTCAAAGACGAAAATTTACATTGTGATTTTGCAATCCACTTGTTGAATAATCACGTCGAAAATAAACCAAGTGAAAAGAGAATTAAAGAAATTCTTTTATCGGCTCTAGAGATTGAAAAA